GGGAACTGATGATAAGGCAGGAATCCTAGGTGTAAATTTATACAATAAAGATGTTTCTCTGTTAGGAAACCTAATTGTTGGAATTAGCACTGCTGTCGATCCCGATAGTGAATACTTTACTGATCCAGTTACTGGTTTTGATCCCTCAGGGGTTTTAGAGAATGGTCTTCATATTATTAACACAAACTTTTACGTCGAAAATACTCTGATTAATTTGGATATTGGGACAAACATATCATTTGATAATGATACAAATCATGATTTAAGATTTATAATAGATCCATATGGACATGTTGTGATTGGTTTGGGAACCAATTATCCTAGAGGTGCTGTTGATTTTAGATTCGCTGGATATGGTATTAGTGATGCTAATTATAATGTTCAAGCTAGTGAAATGAGATATATGTTACCACCACAAGTTGATGATAATGCCGCAAGAACAGGATTATCTACTGTTGCTGGAGCACTTATTTACAACGTTGATACAGGTAAACATCAAGGATATGATGGTACGCAATGGCATGATTTTTATTGATAAAATTGGGAGGGCTTGACAAGGTGCTCAACCTTTGCTAGAGTGCCTTTGTTAAGGTTAAAGAGAAAGCTTTAGCTTTAATTAATTTCTTAAAGGGAGACCGTTTGGTTTCCCTTTTCTGATATAATCACCAAAGTTATTAAACGACTGTGAAACTAATGCATTCCGATATTCTCACCCGTCTTAAGGACATGGGTCGAGATAAGGTTGAATCGCTACCTAAAATCCATGGTGTGATCACTGATCTTGCCCTCATTATTGAAGAAAACGCAACACATTACATTTACACCAAGTACAAAGAGGCAACTCATCCTGATGGTTGTGATCTTAAACTTGGACAAATCACAAAAGATAGTCGACACGTAATCGAACGTATTGCAGAACAGGACGGTACTTCAACTTCTGAACCACTTATTCTGATTGCTGCACTACACATTCCTCTGATTACTGATCATCAACTTCGTTCTCATATTGGTACGAAAGGATATAAATTCCGTCCAGATAAGAAACGTGAGTGGATTCGTAATATCCTCCCAGAAGATGCCGTAAATTTGATTCGTGAATATACTAATCAAAATCACGATAGCATTTACTATGCTCGTCCTCATGCTATTTGGGCATCTGCAAAGATTCTTGATCGATACAATTCGATTTCAACTTCTCTAATTGTTCCTGCAGATCTTTGTCCTCGTTTTGGTAAGACACTTTTTGCACTTGATTTGTTCAATCAGATTGGGTTCAATGTGATGATCTGTAGTGCTCATTGGTTGTCTGCACATTCTTCGTTCAAAAATACTATTAATAAATTTGATATCTCGCAAGATATTGAATACATTACAGTTAAAGCAGGTTGTGTGGAAGAAGCAGTAAATCTTTATAAAGTTGCTCGTACTGCTGGTCGTCGTGTCTTTCTTGCACTTTCTCTTCATGCTGATGGAGAAAAACTGGATAATTTTCAACCTCTTTTGGATGTAATTCGAGAAGAAGTTTTCATTTTTCAGGATGAAGCAGATTTTGGAGCACATACCGACAGTCGTCGTGCTGTTCTGAAACCTTTCATGAACAATGGTTATAAGAATCTTCTAGTTTTTGGAACAGGGTCGAATATCTCTCGTGCATGTATTGGTTCTAACGAATATATTGGAGAGTTTTATGGTCGACCACTAACTGTTGATTATGTTGATCTTCTAAATGTTAAGCATGGAGAAGGTTTTCTCTTTGATAATGCTTTTATTGGTGATGGTCCTCTAGAGACTTCTGCTCTTGCTAAGATTCGTGCAAATAAAGAGATTTACATGAATCGTCTTAAAGACATCACCGAATTGAATTATGCACATCTGGAACTTTCTCCAGAGATTGTTCAACTGTTGAGTCAAGCAAATCCAGAAGTCGTGCCTACGATGGCAAAACTTCTTGAAAATAGAAATATCGCACAAGGAAAAGCATTTCTTAAGTGTCTTTTCGGTGATGAGTCTGCTGGTGAACTTAATTTTGAGAACATCAATGCTCAAATCCGTGGTGGTTGGACGACGGATTTTCCTGTGGTTGGTTTGTTTATTGGTGGAAATGAGCAAATTACTCCTATCGAAAACGCTGTAAAGTGTGCACAAAAAATCAATCCAGATTGGAAGTTTGTTCCTTTGCATGGTAAAGTTTCCAGTAACGAAGATGCTGAAGACTATATTAATCAAGAGATTGCGATTGCCAAAAGAGAGTCTCTCCTTGGGTCATCTTATGAAGGTCTGGTGTTTGTTTCTGCTGGTGTTGGGTCTCGTAGTTTTAGTATTCCCAATATTGAAATGGTCATTCGTATGATTGATGGTGGATCTAATGCGACTGCTGTTCAACAATCGTTGAGAACTGCTACCCCAAGCGTCGACAAGAATGATGCTCTGATTGTCGATATCTGCATTAATCGTGATCGCATTAGTGGTTTTACTAGTATGCTTATCTCTCATGCTGTTCGTGAATCTAAGCACACTGGTCAATCTCTCAATCAAGTTTACAATCGTTTGGTAAATGGAACTATTTCTTTTTGGAAACAGAAGAATGGAGCTTTTGTTCACCAAGATAATACCGATCTGATTTACGAAATTAAAGCAGCATTTCAAGATCCCGATACAGTAATGAGTCGTATCAATTGGGATAATGTTTTTGAATCGGAACTCAAAGATATTATTTTGAAGATCAAAACCAGTTCTGATTCTGATACTGAATCAAAAAAACTGTTGAATACTCTTGGTAAAACTCTAGTTTCTCAACCAAAGAATACTAAAACTAAGACTTTGGAAGAACTTGAAAAAATTCGTCTGATTAAAGCACTCACTACTTTGGTTCGTAGTGTTGGTAATCTTTATACTCTTGTTCCAGAAGCACGTTCCTTTATTTCCGCTCTAGAAGTTGTTGCTTCCAATAAGTACAAGAGTTCTGATTATAAATTTGATACTGGAATTAGTGCTTCTGAAGCAATTAAACTTGCTGATGCAGATTTCTTTGCTGAAGGTGATCTTGACATGATCTTGCATGTTATGCAAGAGACCAAAGAGATTCCCCAAAAGTGCTATGTTTATGAAAAGGTTCCTCGCAAAAACGTTGAATACTGGAATTTGTTTTCTGAAGAGTTTATCTTTGTGAAGGGTAAGACCATCTGTGTCCTACTTGACACAATCGAAGATATGAACTATATTGAATCTATGAATCCTAACTGGGTTAATGATAATGATGTGTACATTGTTTGTGCTCGGGGACATGGTGAGGGATACGTTGATACTTTTGATCCTGAAAAATATCAAAATGTTATTTCAGGAAAAAAATTTCTAGAAGGAGGACTTGATTACATGAAATTTGATGTTTATGGCATTAATCCGCCTTATAATGTTGACAAAAATCCAAATTATTACATTAGATTTATCAAAAAGGGTAAGGAAGTTCTAAAAAACAATGGAATCATGGCATTCATTATTCCAAATCGATTCCTTGATCCACAAAGTTCTGCTGGAAAGTGGATTCATAGTTTTATTGAAATGGATAAAGTTTTTCCTGATGTGAAACATTACTTCCCTTCTATTGGTAGTAACGTTGCCGCTTTTATTGGTAGAAAGGTTTCAAATCCTCAGAAAAAGGATATTGAATATACTTTCACTAAAACTGGAGATACGATTGTGTGGAATCCATCCAATCCAATGCCGATTCAAGCAACCAATCTTAAGAGTGCTCTAATTGTTAATAAGGTTTTCAATAAAGATGGTGAAAAACTTATTACTAAAAAGAAACCTTCTAGCAAAAACTTTACGTTCATTGAAATGAACTACATTAGGTTTTGCCACACAAAACCCAAGGGTGGGAAAAAAGCACTGAGCACTGTTGTGAATGGGAACATTCGTAATGGTGAATACATTGATATGAATACCAAAGAAGAAGCAGAACTTAATTCTTGGTTTCTTTCTAAATCTTTGATTGGCAGATTCTGCATCTATTGCTTTGCAAATGCACCTCAAGTTTCTTGGCGTTGTGTAAAGCGGATGCCTAAACTTAATGGTTTGGAAATGACTGATGATGCTCTGTTTGAGTACTTCGGTATTACTGAAGAAGAACAAAAACATATTCTGAATGAGATGGTAAATGTCAAAGAACAATCATAATTCAAAGGTAGGATCCAATATCGAGAGATCTAATGAAAGAATCACTTCAACAAGTGAAGTATTCACTCCTGTTGAACTTATTTGTTTAATTCTTGAACAAATACCAGAAGAAGTTCTAAAAAACCCAGATTCTAAGTTTTTAGATAATGCTGCTGGTTGTGGTAATTTCTTTCTAGCACTCAAAGATGTTCTCCTGCAATATCACAGTGAAGATCACATTTTAAACAACATGTTTTATGCTGTTGAGTTTATGAAAGACAACCATAAAGAAATGTGTGAAAAACTAGGTGTTTCTATTGACCATCCACACTATGTGTGCGATGATGCTCTCACATATGATTATGTTTTTGGAGAACCGATTGGTGTAGAGCAGTTCTTTTAGTGGCATAGGGGGTTCCTTTGGGATCTCCTTTCTGCTATAATATATGCATACAGGACAGGAACGCACTTGGTCACCCTTCGCCCACACCAGAAGAAAGCATTGAATGCAATGCTGGCATATGACAAGGGTCAGGTCATCATCCCGACGGGTGGCGGCAAGACTATGTGTATGATACATGATATTATTGAGAATCAAAAGTATATTGATAACGGTTCTACTATTGTTGTTGTTGCTCCTCGTATTCTTCTGGCAGAACAACTCTGTAAAGAGTTTCTTGAGGTGATTGATAACACTCACACTCACGTAATGCATGTTCATAGTGGTGATGTTGAGTTCTTTAGTAGCACCAAACCAGAAAAGATTGCATTGTTCAACAACACTGCAAGAACTGCTGGTGAGAATGTTATTATCTTCACCACATATCACTCTCTACATCGTCTTGTAGAGGCAGACATTGAAGTCAATACCATTTACTTTGATGAAGCACATAACTCAGTTCAGCGTAACTTTTTTCCTGCTACTGAGTTCTTCTCTCACGATACAGATCGTTGCTATTTCTTCACAGCAACTCCTAAGCATTCTCTGACAGTATTTAAACCAGGAATGAATGATCCTGAGGTTTATGGACAGGTTATCTGCAATGTTCCTGCTCCCGAACTTGTAGAACAAGGATACATTCTTCCACCTAAAGTTGTAGTTAAGAGGATAGATATGCCTGATGATAGTAGAAATAGGTATGAGCACGATTGTGATAATTTGTTAGCAACTCTTGATGAGATTGATGTTGATAAAGTTCTTATTTGTGCAAGAGCGACCAAGCAAATTGTAGGGTTAGTATCACAAACTAAATTCTGCAATGAGTTGCAAAGTCGTGGATATAACTGGATGTATATTACATCTAAGACTGGCGCAATCATCAACGGGACTAAAACAACCCGTGAAAACTTCTTTGATACTCTTAACAAATGGGGAAAGGATAGTAACTGCAAGTTTGTAGTTTTACACCATAGTATTTTGAGTGAGGGTATCAACGTCAAAGGACTTGAGGCAGTTCTATTCATGCGTAACATGGCTTATATTGGCATCTCCCAGAGCATTGGGCGTGTGATCCGCCTAGGAGGCGCTGAGAAGACGTTTGGACTGGTATGTGTTCCAGTGTATGATAAGGTGGGCATCAGCACCGCTAGGAGCGTTCAGGCAGTGGTAGACACCGTGTTTCAGCAGGGAGAGCCAGCGATTTCCGTAGTGCGGAAGTAAAACTGTCACTCTGCCCCTCCACTCTGCCCTATAATACAGGTGGTGAAGGTGATAGTCCAGTTCGGTTAGTGGCACACTAGGAGCAGAAACCCTGCTTCACTCTGCTATAATACAAAGGTAATCAAGGGAACACCACCATGAAATGCAAAGTTCAACTGATCAAAGTAGGAACTCTGTTTGAAGAAGTTGTTATTGCTCGCGACTACAATGATGCAAAACGTACTGCGATTGCAAGAAATCCTGGTGCTCAAGTTGTAAGCGTTACTGCAGTATTTTGATGAGTTTTCTTAAACCACATATCAGTTTTCCATCTATTCTCAACCCTAATCCAAAACAACCATTAGGTTATGTAACAAATGATGGACTTTGGGCATCGATCCCCTGCGGAAAAAAATATATGGTTATACATAATGGAAACCAGGATCGTATTTTTAACACTTACAAACAATCTATTGATTATATTAAAAAATCAATTAAAGTTACTAAAAATAAAGGTCCAATAGACAATTTTTTCTAAAATGTCAAATTATTCATCTCCTTTTGCAATTTGGTTTATTTTATTTGCTTTAATTGGGTATTTTGTTGTAACAGATTCATCTATATCTAAAGCATTCTACTATAGTTTTGAACTATTACGATTAAATTGTAGAAAAATTGCTTGGTGGTTGCTTCATAATCCAAATAATCCTATTGTCAAGTGGATGATGTATAGAAAATATCTTAAAGTTTCTGATAGAATATTAAAACAAATCAAGGAGAATGGGGAATGAAAGAAATAAAGTTGAATGGTGTTAAAAACGAAGAAGAACCTATTATTAATGAAGGTAAACATCAATA